ATTGCTTGCTGTCCTCCGCGCCGCAGCGTTGTCTTAAACACATTCTTGCGATTAAGAAGTTGGCGTGGACGATTTGCTTTGGTCACACCACCGCGCGTGCGTGTCTTCATGTCGCGTGCAGGGATAGCAATGTTAGACCCGCGTGGTGTCTTGATGCCGCCAGTCGTATGCGTAACCATATAATCTTTCTTCAGCCTGTCGAATACAGCAGATTGCAGCTTACGCTTGTTAGCCTTCTCTACACGGAACATAGTCTTAGGCAGCACAGGATTACGCACAGTAAATGCGTCAGGATATGTTTCTTCGACTATTTGTTTACGCACAGCAAATGCAGCATCGTTTAGTGTGTTAGCCATAGCAAATGGCATCTGCTTGCTAAAGCCCTGTATCGCCTTTTGCACTTTGCTTGCGTTAGTTGTCAGGTTGATATTCAAAACGGTATCTCATCATCAAAGTGGTCATCGCCCTTGATGCTGACTATCTCTGCACCGGGGAACGCAGTCTTGGCAGCATGAACGTCCATCTGACTACGCCAAGCACGCACAATGCGTGCTATCTCTGTCACAGTATACACGGGCAGGTCGGTCTGCGCCAATGTCGCGGCACTGTTATCTTTTGCGATAACTATTTGCATCTGTTCTTTACCGTCTTCATTAGGCGCAGTCGCATACCACAGTTCGGGTGGTGCTGGCTTATGACCAGCTTCTATCGCCTCATTCTCCAATGCTTTCCAGCCAGCCATCATGTTCTTGGCACGGCGTATGACTAACGCCACATCTTTGTCAGCAATGGCGACATCCAGCTTGGCTTTGGCTGCCTCAAACTTTGCAGCAGTGTCAGGGCTGACCAGACCTTGCAGTCGTTCCTTGCCCCAGCGTAGTTCGCAGTCAGACGCTACTTCATCAAGCGGTTTCAGCGCGCCGTGTATCTGGTCAAGCTGCCAGTCTTGCATCGGCGCATAATCTGGCTTGCCGATGGCATCTACATCATATCTGCTTTTGCGCTCTGTCATCACAGCCCCTTAAACTCATCCACCGCAAAGAAAGCGTAAACGCCTGTGTCTTGCGGGTCATTCCTGTCTGCCCTGCCACCAATAGCTAGGGTGCAATCCTTATTCATCGAAATATATGCCAATTCGTCTGTCCACTGCACGAACAAAAACGACTTCACGCCGAAGTGCTGATACACCTGCCGGGCATATAACACTTTGTCCATACCGCACATCGTTGTCGGATATTTGGCCTTCTCAAATGTGCGGCACTTAATTTCAAGAAAAAACTTGATGCCATTGTCACCCACAGCAGCATAATCCATCGCATGACGCGGTGGTAGCTTCTGCAACATTACAGGTCGCGCAGCCACAATCCGTTCTGCCACTTTCTGTTCGTTTAGCTTATCTTCGCCAGTTTCGTATATCGGTCTATTCATTGGTTTTCACATTCTTCATGTCATACCCCTTATAGGGGGGTATGAACATGTATGAATCTACATGCCCCTACCTTCATGCCACCTTCATACCTTCATGCCTATGTTAAACAACCCATTGTTTTTGCTAAGTATTTGTTTTGAAACTAGGCGTGAAGTGAAGTCTGACCACCCACTGTCAGAGTAGCCCTTGCCATCTGCCGCAATAGCCCGGCGCAGAACGTCAGATTTGACCCCGCGCGACCCATCTTCGTCCGTTTCTACAAATGTCCCAGCGTTTAACAGTTCAGCTAATACGTCCACGCATTGCTGCTGCCCTTCGCTTAACTTGGCCTGTTTTGATGGCTTGCCCTCAATAACGTCCAGCACCAGACTGCTTTGCTCAGACGCAAAACGGTCTTGCACAAATCGCACTTCACGCGCTTCCAGCCAGATAGGTTCGGCCTCAGATACGTCTTTTTGCTTCTGCACCACAATTTCGACATATTCCGTGCCTGTCGTGCGTTTTATGGCGATTGATGTATCAACCGCACCTAGCAGCGCAGATGACCCACGCAAGCCCTTTTCAACGTCCTTACCGCTATGGTGAACCGCCAGCACAGAGCAATCAAACCACTCTTTCAGTAAGTCACATGACCTAATGAACATGCCCATATCTGTTGCGCTATTTTCATCTGCACCAGACCCGGCAAATGACCGCGCCAATGTATCAACCACGATAAGGTCAGGCGATACGCCACCCAGCGTGTCATCTATTGCTTGCTTTAGCTGCATGACATCTGGCGAGTTCTCCATAGCCATACCAATCGGCGTAGTCACCGCGTAAAACGGCACATTCTCATCTGTTAACTGATGGTCACGATGCCACGCTTCTGCACGCACAGCGATGCCTGACTGCCCTTCCATAGCCAAATAGACCACTGCACCCTGCCTGGTCGGTCTGCCGTTCCAATCAACCCCGTGTGCCACTGACAATGCCCAAGAAATAGCCACAAAACTTTTATATGACGCGGGTGCGCCAAAAAGCACAGCAAAGCTATTTTCTATGATATAATCCGCGACCATAAACGATGGCGGTGGCGTTGCACGCAGTTCGCCTAGCGTTTTGACCCTGATTTTTCGTTCAGGAATTTCTGCAATACGCCCGGCCACACTTGCCGGCGCATCTGCTTTTGCTGGCGCAACATCAATATCCGCAATCTTTCCTTCTCTTGCTCTGATAAGAGTTGCGGTGACTTTCCTTCTAAACTCATCTATTCCCCGTCCTTCAGCGTTCAAATCGCCAGTTCTGCTTTTTACTTTCGCTTCGTATGTCGGATATACGTTCTTTTCCATCCATTCAAGTGTCGGATAAGTGCCTGTGTCGCGCTTATAATCGGCAACAGCAGCCAGAACCACCCTAGCCATAAACTTCTCGCGGCCATCAACCACATTGCCCCAAGCATCAATATCAGAACCACCCATAGGACGCTCCAAAGCGTTAGCAGCCAATCCAACAGCTTGGCTTGCCACCTTTTCTGGAAACGCTCCAAAGTCTTCGTCATTTAGCCACCTGTAACCAGTGCTTTCAGGGTGGATAACATACCCCCCATCTCCCCGGACATCCACGCAGCCATCAATACCAGCGCGATTTCGAATATCAGGAACGTGACGATAATAATAATGCCAACCGCCCGATTGCGTTTCAGCGACCCTTGTAACTCCAAGCATTTCTGCATTTTTGTCCACCCATTCTTTGCCCTGCTTGCCATCACGCACATCAATGTCAATCACTGACACGCCGCTAACCTCTCCAGTAGGTATGCCAATCAATGCTGCACCTGATATGGCAAACAGACGTTCTATTTCGTCAGGGTCTTGTGTAGCTGCTTTGAACCCGCCCTGACAAACTGGTCGCTTCTTGCTATCGCACGGAAAGACAGGGTAGTCCTCTGCCACTTCCAGTGCTTTGCTTATAATATCCATTATAATCCCTCAACTCCCTCGCCACCAAATTGGGGCAGCGCAGTGAGGGAGTTAAAAACCGCGCCGCCCCGTCTTGTTACTGATTAGATAAATTCATCATCGTCCTCAGTAGTGTCAGGCGTTGCGTCTAAGGAGGGATTTGCGTTATCGCCTGAAACCTCATTTTTGTCCAGTTCGGCTGGACGGTCAATTAGCTTCTCAATGGTAAAGCCCGGCATCTTAAAGGTCTTCATGCCCATAGATACTGGCACAGCACCGTCAAACTTCACGACAGCAGCTTTGCTGGTGTCGCCCATTTGCTCCCACTGATTATAGACTGTCTCAATAGCCTTCTGTGCGGTGCGTGACGTATCACACCATTCGCGCAGTGGGTTAGCATCGCCAAATGCTTTCTTGCTAAACATATTGACCAGAAAACCGCGTTCCCACTCTTTGCCATCGTCAGGCTTAGTGGTTGGCGCAGTCGTTGACGGGTCAGGTCGCCATTCTGGTCGCCCACCGTCAAATGTTTTCCAGCCAGTTTGTAGCTTTGGAAAATCAAACACGATAGGTGATGCGATAGTCGCTACACCATCGCGGTCTTTCCATTCGCCATCTGTCGGTTTCCAACTAATATATGGCGTATATTCACTGACCTCATTTGGGTCACGAAATGATAGTGGCATAGTAATACTCCTTCTGTTCCACCATTAAAGTCCGAAAATGCGTTTGCCTTCGGCACGCATCACGGGGTCATTCCAGTAGAAACTGGAATAGCTTGGCGCAAAGATGGTCGCCAGTTCTTTCGCGTCATTAGACAGCGCAAGTAACTGCTGCATCCTCTTTGCCGCAATCTTAAAGTCTTCGACTAATTCTTTCGCCTCAACCGCGTTCAGTTCGTAAATCGCGTGCTTCTTCGGCGTTACATAAGCAAACATAATTTTGTGTTTTGGTCGCATCGCTTGATACAATGCGCCTTGCCGCTTGTGGTTATCTGGCATCTCAGGCGGGCAGCGCATCGTGGTCTTCAGGTCAACCGACAGCTTCGGTGTCCCGTCAAACTCAAAATCGTCAAACCCTACAATCGGCACGCCAATGCCAATGTCCAGTTCCAACGCTGTCTGCGTAGCTATCGGCTTGCCAAAGCCGCTAAAGGCTTCGATACCTTGCCGCACATAACCGTCCAGCACTTCTATTTGCTTCTCGCGGTCTTCTTTGTCCACGACCAGCGCAGTCTCTTTATTAAATTCTTCTTTAGCCTTTTTCACCGCTTCATCTGGCGTAGCAATGCCAAACTCATCGGTCAAATACCATTCCAGCGCATGTTCGACTGCGTTACCGCGTGCCATATTTGCATTTGTGCTGCCCCGCACACCTAGCGGATAACGCAACAGCCACGCTGCCGGGTCAGTGCGAAACATATCCACCGCACTGTAAGACAGCCTTTTAATTCCGTGTATATCCCAAACGCTCATTTATAACTCCACTCATATTAGGTGGCGGGTGGTCATCCTTCTCCAAAAACCCCACCCGCCATAGTTAATGTGCTTCGGCTCTCCAAATCGTTACCTTTGCACCTTCAAATTCATTCGTCCACATCAGCGTCATACGCTGGTTTAGACAATCATCTTTGACTATCTGGCAATGCTGCAAACAGTCTAAGATTGGCTTTGACAAATTATCTAAATCCCGCCGCCGCTTGTCAGGCCGACCCACAACAATTTCGATATTGAATGGGTAGTCGATGTTTGGCCTTTTCTCTAATTCAAGTGCCAACGCACACTCGCCCATCCATTCCAAATATTTCTTGCTGCGATACATACGCTTGCCAGATATTCGCCACAAGCGGTTCGTGCTTGGCGGGTATGGCAAATGGTATGTATAAATCGGATTAGCCACGCCGCAGCCCTTTAACAAAGTCCATAGGGCTGACATCGTTGTTCGTAGCATCCACCAGCTTAATCAACGTGTCTGGGCGTGGCATACGCTCACCAGAGCGATAGCGCGATATAGCTGACCGACTGCAACCGACACGCCGTGCCATCTCGCCATCGGTCATGCCGACCTTATCCATCCATTCATTCAGCCCCATTGATATTCTCCACAATGTCTTCAAGACGCCATATCAGCTTCTCTGCAAGGTCTTCGTCAGTCGTATGGCCACGCATACGTTTGGCATATGCGAGCGTCTGGCGCACCGCTTCAATAAGCTGTTCTTCATCCATTGTAAGTGTCCTCGGGCGTGCGCCTGTCAAAGTCGCGCAAATTTTTCATCAGTGCATCAATCATATTAACCGCTTGGTTTCTATTTATTGAGAAGCGAACATAGTCGTCGCCTTCTTTGATGCACAGGTCAGCTACAAATCGTGGGTCAATGCAGGGTGATACATAACGAAGCTGCGGTGGCGGGATATCCACTGGCTTATGTGCGTCAGTCTCTATGGCCACCAACTTGTCTTTTTCGTCATAATGCTTCTTCATCTACTCGCTCCAAAAGTGCCTTTTTACCACGTTCTAAAAACCAAATTGCTTGCGGCAATGTGCCAAACGTAACAGCGGTGACTTCCCGGCCTTCCTTATCCACGCCAGAAAGCACAAACCCGTCCAACCGACCCATCAGCAACAGCAGTGTCGCATCAGGGTCGGTGTCCTTGTCAACCTCACCATTAAACAGGTCAATGATGTCCGCCATTACTGATACGGCCTTCTCTTAATCGTCGCAGTAGTAGCGGTCTCGTGGTCAACACGCGCCTCGTAAACTAGAAACTCGCGCAAATAGTCAGCCTTGCCCTGTTCTTTACCTTCAGGCGTTTCAGCGTAAATCTGCACAACGACATAGCCGCGTTCAGGCGGCATACGATAAATGATATATGGTTTCCTCATTTTACAACCCCTTCCAAAACATAGCCCCACATCAGGATTAAGTAGAGCGACAGCATCAACGCTGCCGCCCCACATATGTCTTTGACCAGCGACCACATTATGCTGCGTCCCGCCAATCATAGAAACGCACGAAGTTGCGCTTGCCATTCGGCAAAATGCGATAAACAGCAACGCTTTTCGCATCGTGCTTATTAATAGCATTCAATGATAAAGTCACAGCATGACCCATATCATCAGCAATCATATCGTCAGAGCCAGTGCTAACGCCCATAGCTTCGACACGAATCACAAAACGCTTGCCGCGCTTATAAGCAGCTTGCAAGCTGTCTTTGGTTTCGAGAAAATCAGTCATCGGCTCACCTCCTTAGTTAGTTCCGATGATGACAATATGGCACAGTGATGACAGTTTGTCAACACCTATAAGCAAAAAAATATGACGAACAAAACCCCAGCAATTCCCCCTGCTAGGAAGTGTGCCATCACTTGCGCCAACGCTTGCGCCACAGCCAATCGCCAAACTTGTTATTCTTGTTGGCAATCCACGCCATAAAGCGACTGCGCCAGAACCAGTGCTTATATCGTGCCATCAGTAACTCCAAACAGTCGGTCTAGGCCAGCCTTCTTTTCTAGTTAGGTCATCCAGATGGATAAATCGGCCATCGCCTTTTTGCTGCACACCAACACCAGTGAACCCCATACGCATTGCCAGACGCAGCAGCGCATAAGCCTCGCCGCGCGACACCGCAACATCCACAGCGCGACCTGATGCGTGTGCGCCGGGCTTGGTCTTGCCAGCTTCAATCGGGTGGTCTGGGCAGCGGTAGCCAGACGTGATACGCATTGGCTTGCCATACGTTTCGCGCAAATCCTGTAGCCGCCACATGAAGTCGTCATCCATTTCCGCGCGACCACAATGCTGGCAAGCTAATTCGCTGCGGCCAAAGTTCGGGAAGTCATCCCATACTGGTTCAATAAAATTATCTGCCACTTTAACTATTCCTTCTGGCTTTGACTGATTGGATGGCCTTGCGAAGCTGACCGGCTTCGGGCTGGTCAAATTCCCTAATGCTGACAGTAGTGCGTTTATTCCTGACTTGCATGACATCCCGAAAGATTATCATTTTTTCATCTAGTGCCACAAGCGCAACAATATCGCAGTCGTCAGCAGACAGCAGCTTTTTCGCACCAGAGCCGCTTGCTGTCGAAAACTTATACCGCTGGTTTACCTTTGTCCGCGCCGCTTTTACTTCGACCCGGTAGGTCTCGCCATCGTCGTCAAACATGAGCAGGTCAAAGCCTTGCCCATTACAAATGGCGGTTTGATGCCCCAATAATTCCAATGCGCTGCAAACCAGAAACTCTCCGGCCTTGCCAATCTGAACTGCATTACGCACAGTCGTGTAAGCCATTAACTCTTGCGTCCCCTCGACACTGCGCTGCCGGTCAGCAACGCTCCAAATGACAAGTGGAATAACCCACCGCCTTTGAGAGTGAATGGTTCGTGCTGGTAAGTCAATGGCTTAACCATTTCACGAGCGATGGCTTCGCTCATGCCGTGCATGTGGATTTGATGCAAACGCTCATCAATGCTGGCGTTGCTTGGCCTGTGCAGACCAATCCATACAGGCACAACGATGAAATCAAATATGCAAATGATGGCATAGACAAAAGCCAACATCGACTTCCAGCCATCATGCTCCCGCAGCCAATTAGCTGCGCGTGTCATTTCTTTATGACGATTTTATTCTTGCTGTCTTTATAGGCGACATAAACGCGCCAGATAACAAGGCAAAGGCCAATCGCAGCACCGATGAATTGCAACCATATGGTCGCACTCGACATCCAAACTGGCGCAGTAACCACGCCAGCCCCGACGACGACATCGGTAGCTGCTTTGCTTTCCATCTTACTTGTTCTTCGCCCGGCCAATGTTTAGTGCCAGCACGTCGATGACTTTGTAAGCCACGCCATATGCTTTTTGCGCCTTGCCGACAAGTTCGTCGTCTTTTGGCGTTTTCGTTACCGCTGAAATAGCAGCAGCAAACGAAATAATGTAAGGTAGGTTTTCAAAGATTGCCATAATAATCTCCATTGGTATCTCCTATGCGCTTTCTAACGCGGCGATGCGTGTTTCAAAATCGGTGGCTTGTGCTTCAAGTGTTTCAATCTTGGTGATTGCTTCTTGCAGTGCTGCGGTCAGCAACGGCACAAGTTTGGATTGGTCAATGCCTTGATAGACAGGCTCATTGTGACTTGCAGCCCAAGTGCTATCGCTCGGATACAAAGCATCTACAGCATTGCCATCACCATCGGTCGTTGCCAGCTTCCCAGCAGTCCAGTCGGCTTGCAAAATATCTTCAGCCAACAGTTTGCCATCGGCTGATAGAACAGCATTGGTGACGGAGCGTGTTTCGTCTTGTGTGCCTGTCACTGCCTCTGGCACAACAGACTGCGCTTCGTGTGCAAGAAAGCCATCGACAGTCGTGTCAGCATCAGCAATGAAGTTGAAGCGTGATGGGCTGAGTTGCTTAACACGCTCAATACCGTCTGTAATACCAGTGACGTTTTCTTTCAGGCGGTAGTCTGATGAAGTGTTAAATGAGGTGGAAGACGCGCTTGATGTTATTGACCCAACTGTGGTTGAGCCGTTTACAAATATCATAGGGTAGCGCACTGCGCCAGAAGCGGGGTTTCTAATTGCGACACCTATTGTGTCACTGCTGTAAAACGTAAAACTTTCTGTAGATATAGCACTTGTCGTCCCCGCTCTTATACCCCCCGAACTGTCGATGCGAATGCGTTCTACGCTATTAATGTTAAACAATAAAGGTTTGCTTGTTTCAGTACCGACTGTCACAGCTGATAAACCGGTGTTATAGCCTATAGAACCCTGTGTCACGTTGGATGCATTATTAAAATGTATATATGGATAATTATCAGCTAATGTTAGTTTTTGTGTTGGATTACTCGTGCCAATGCCGACCCGCTCTGATGAGTTTATTGTGACAGCAGTTTGGTTGTTAGAGCTTCTTAGCTGTAGAGTGTCTGTGTTATTATCATAAACAATGCCACCCACAATGCTGTCTGACTGGTCGCCCATATAAATACCAGCAGTGCCAGTGTCCGAGGATGTGACATTGATTACACATTCGCTATCGTTTTTATTTACATTGAGCGATTTAGTTCCAACAGTCGTGCCAATCCCAACCCGATTATTCGTGCTGTCAACGTGCAGGGTGTTGGTGTCAACCGTGAAGTCACCGCTATCAATCGACACATTACCCGTGCCATCAAGCGTGATGCTTGCACCAATCGTCGCCAGATGGTCATTCGCTTGGTCAAGCGTCAGGATTTCAATCCAAGCATCATTATCCTCATTTCGGATATACAGCTTGTCGGTGTCAGTTTCATACCACCACTGGTTTGCGTATGTCGTGGTCGGCGCAGTGTCGCCACTGTGCAGCGTTGTGATGTCTTCGAGAACGTCATTCAAGTCTTGCCGAAAAGCGGCAAAACCTTGGTTGGCAATCTCTACATCATTTGCGTTCTGCGTCATGTTACAAGTTCTCCATAACCTTTAGCCACATAATCAAATGTTCGGTCAACCACCGTGCCGCCGCTATTCTTGAAGCGGATAGTGAACCCTGTGGCATCTTTGCTCACTATATCATAAAAATCGCCCGTTGAAAGGTTTTGTGCGACAATCGCCAGGCCTTGCAGGTCTTTATATGCCGGGCTGAACGTGACCACCTTGCCGCCAGCAGCAGTGCCGCTTGCGATATCGTTATCAGCACGCAGACTGTCAGGCATATCAACCTCAACAGCCAATTCGCGGATTGCTGGTGTGGCTTGCTCGTCGGTCGTCGTCAAGACAGCTTTGAACTTCAACGCACGTGCGCTGTAGTCACCGACCACAAATTCTTTCCAGTCAGACCACGTCGGTGTGCCAGCCGGGTCTTGATTGGTTGTGGCAACATACAAGTCAACATTTGTGTCGTCATAGCTTTCGGGGTCGCCATCGAACAGGCCAGAGCGAGCGTCGAAGTTACCTTCGGCGTCATCAAACAGGTTCACATAGTCGATGCGGATAACATCCAAGTCAGCAGTCACGCGGCTTGTGTATCGGCTGCCGAGGTCAACATAGTTGTCAAACTCATACTCGCCTTCGCCATCCACGTTACCACTGCCACTATCGAACAAGCCGAGTGCGTCGTCGAAGTCGCCGGTCGCAGCGTCGAAAAGAATGGCTGTTGCCAGCTTCAAGACCGGCACTGCGTAGCTGTCATCGTCAACTACGCAGTCAGTCTTCGTGCCAGCAAATGTTGGGTGTTGTGTTGATGTGGCAACGACGTTCAAGCCTGCGATTGACTGGATGTCCGTGCCGACACTGGTGGCGTTCTGGCTGGTGTTGCCAGACGTATCAACCGCACGCACGAAATATGTGCCAGTCCGCGCCGGGACAGTCGTGCTGGTCGCTGTAATCTTCGGAATGAGCGTAACCGCGTTTTGGAATGATGGGCTGGTCGTGTCGGTCGAATACCGAACCTGATAGTGCGACAAATCCAAATCAGCCACAGCGTTCCAAGACAAGTGCGCTTCTGCGCCAACGACGTTAATACGCAAGCCAGTCACATCGGCTGGCGGGTCAGTCTTGCCAATTGCTTGGTGATTTACAGTCGTGAACGCGCTTTTGACGTTCAAGATACTGATGGCACGGGCGCGGATGTTATATGTCACATTATCTTCGACATCGACAATCTCAAAGATGTTCGATGTGCCGCGACCCAGCGACTTGAACGTGCTTTCTGTGCTTTTCTTAAACTGCACTTCATATTTGTCAGCAAACGTGCCGCCGCCGGTCACAGTAACTTCGATGACCGCCACGGCTTTCTGGTTCACAATACGCAGTTCTTCGTCGATGGAGATACCGACACCGCCAACATTAAAGGCACTCGGCAGCGTTGTGTTCGGCGCAGGGTCAACGGCAATTTGCTCATCGCTTGACCAAGTGTAAACAACTGCTGCGGTTTCGCGTAACACAAGGTCAACGCCAAGCTGCTCACCAGCGATTGCCAGTTGCCACTCGACAACCTCAAACACCTTCGATGAAAAGCCGAAGCGTTCATTGGTAATCATAACCGTGTCACCGACCTGCAACGCGAACGCAGTCAACTTCGCTGGGAAGTTAATCATCAACTGCTGGCGACCTTTTTCCAAATGTATCTTGCCAATACGCTGCGCCATTGTGGTGCTGTCAGTGAATGGCAAGTCCAGTTCGGTCGTTACCTTCTCGCCAGCATCTTCGGCCACATAGGTCGCGTTTGTGATTTCTGGGTAATCTGTCGGCTGATAACTCTCAGAAGGCGCAACATAGATGCCCTTGACTGTGTTGAAGCTGTCCCGGCGACTGGTGCGGGTCTGCACCTGTATCGCGCCACGCAAATCGTTTTCGTCAAGCGTAATGGTCGGCGTGCGATACGCACCAGCCATCACACGCCACTTGCCATCAGAATACGCGCAATGCCCGACCATAGATGTCAGCAGACGCGGCAGCACCGTTGCCGGTGGCTTGTCCGCGTCGATAATGCCGTTGCAGGTGAAGCGTGTTTCTGATGGCAAGTAAGGATAAATCCCGTCTGCAAGCGTCACGCTTTCATCACAGATATTCGCTGCTGCGATGACACTATCGTCATCAATCTCTGAGGCTGTCGCGCCAAGACCCGTTGCACTGGTCAGGTAGTCACGCACAACCAATGCAGGATTTTCTGAATATGCAGTGGTGCTGGTGCGCGGGTCATACAGCTTCTTGCCTTTGACTATTGCTGTCAAAGCTGGGATGCCGTTTGGGTATGCGTCAGCGTTCCATTCATAACGTGCATAAATGTAAGCGATGCCGTTGAGAACCATCGTGCTTGGCGCACTGGTTTCTGCCACCAAGTCAGCATCGGCAACGGTTTGAGTTCCATCGTAAAACTTGAACCGTGCTAGGGGATTGTTGTCATCGTCTCGAAATGGGCTGTCAAGCGCACCGCCAAATAGTGCAAAAATTGTTTGTGGCACATGCCGAGGAACACCATTCGCGTCTGCCCCGTCAATGTCTAGGCCAATTTCCGCATCGTTCAGAAATATACCGTCTTTGTTAAAGGTGAAGAAGTAGCCCGAACCCGGCTTCCCAATCCGCTCAACTTCGTGGTCAGCTAACGCAAGAACCATATGCAGATATTTATCGTCATCAGACGTTTCCAAGAAAACAACTGTGCCGCCAACCTTTGTTTCGCCGTAAATGGTGCGTCGAGGCTGTGTCGGCAGCTTGACGTTTAATTGGCGACCCTGCACCTCATTGCCTAAAGATGATGGCGCGTCAATAGCGTCATAAGCACCGCCAGCATAAGCGACCGCAGTTTGCAGACCTGCGTAAGCTAATGCCTTACCAATACCGATTGCTGAGCCACCAAACGCGCCTGCAATCGCACCGCCTGTGTAGATAATAGCACCAATGGTGACGACATCTTTTACGAGTTCTTCTGCCTTATCGCCCATATCACACCCGCCACGCTGCTTCGATTATTCTCATCGGCACATAAACCGCGCCCTCGTCGTGCGTAAACAGCAACGCTTGGTCGCCAGCACAGATGCCTAATGATGGCACAACTCGGTCAATATGTCTTGCCACAATGTCGCCACGTTGCGCTTGCTGCGGCTTTATACGGCCTTCTGTTACTTGGTCAAGCCAGTCGGGGACGCCATCATAGTCTTCGCTCTTTATCATTCGTGCGGCTTGCAGAAATGACTGATACTTGCCCCGCCACTTCTCCAGAATGTCTGTGTCCGTCATTTGTAATACAATATCAGACGTGCCAGCGAAGCAGTCTGTTTCGCCCAGCACATATGGCTCATAAGCGACATTCTGCAACGCACCGTCCAGTTTTACTTCCCAACCGTCCTTGCGCTGCATTACCGACCCCACTGAATGGCTGTATCCTGAATGACCGGCACATAATCCAGCCCGGTGTCATTCGGGTGGTCAATTTTTTGGTCTTGCGGTGTATAGCGGCGCAAGCGCGGACGCTCCAAGTCAATCATGCGGCTCTCGGCTGAGATGTTAATGGTTGCACCTTCAGCCATATCATCAATCGTCAGAACATCCATACGACCATCAAATATCAGATACGGGTCGGCAATGATTGAGCCAGACGATAGTGCAGCAAAGCGGATTTTGACCGGCTGACCCTGATAGGCTTCTGTGAGCGCAATGCTGATAAGGCTGGCGGGTAAGCCACTCATCGACAAATTCACGCCAACAGCGCGGATGTCATTGGTTTCAACGATAGGCGAGATGTTGATAAGATTGCCGCCGCCGATGTATTCGTTGCCGTTCCAAGTCAGTTGCTGCACGCCATTCCAGAAATACAGCTCACCGCTATCAAACTCCAAATCAATCAGAAAGATGGGTTCGAGTTCGTCGGCATTGACTTCCGCGTTCAAGCCAGATGTAAGACCCCGCGCCATTACAATGCCTCAACTGCTGCGAATACAATCCCAAAATGCTCAATTTCGTTGATGTCAACGCCGATTTCATTAGATGCAAGCCGGAACACGCCGACAGCGTTGCTGATAACGACTGTGCTGCCATCTGTAGGGCTGCTGCGTAGGTCAGGCCAGATGTCCAGTGTTGCTTGCCCAGAAGCGTTACTGTCCACATCGTTCAAGACCTTGTGCAACTTAGCGGTCGAACCCGCGCCAAGCTGGATATAGTCACCAGCCTTCAGGTATCCTGTGGCACTAGCTGGCAAACCATCAATCGCCAGTTCCGAGCCTGTTTGGCTTGCACCGTTTACAACTGGCGTGCCGGGCGTTGTGGCAGCAGACCCACGCGGCGCACTGTGCGGGTCGCCAAGCAAGAACGTGCCATACTGACCATTCAGCTTGACCAAGAATGAAAACCATTCCTCTGCTTGCGCGCGGTTCATAGCTGGCATCTGCACTTCAGCTTGCCATCGTTGACCCTGATGCTTGTAAACTTGCTGCGAGTAAGTGAATGGGCTTGTGCTGATGCCAACAGAGTTTTTAGCTGTCAGGCGAATAGCGCGCATATCTTTGATGGTCGGCAGTGATAGTGGATAAGTGATAGCCATTAGAACGCTGCCCCATATGCGCCGCCGCGCTTCTTAGCATCCAGCACGCCAGACTTAGCCGCGCCGACAATTTGTGGCATAAGCTGGACAATCTCAGCACGAACAGTTTGCGAAACGCCTGTGCTGATATTTATGTTTTGAACGACAGTCACGCCATCACCGCCGCCACCCAGCTTGTTGTTAGGCACGATGTTGCCTGATTGACGCGGCACAAACAGTTCCTTGCCGCGTTCACCAACAATATATGGCTGACCAGCTTGCACAGAACCCCCAGTAGCCCTTGCCCCCGGCGTAATGTTAAAGAATTTTGTAATGCCGCCAGAGATAGACTGCACCAGCTTTTCGACAACAAAAATTTGATAAAGCTGCTTAATAATGTCTTGCGCCATTGACTTAAACGCATCTTTGGCACTCATTGTGCCTTCAGACAGTTTTGTAAATGCTTCCCCAAAACTATCGCCCACAATGTCAGCAGTTTTTTTGGCTTCGTCTTTTGTAAGCCCTAACATTTCGCGGATGCTCTCAGTGCTGGCCTGACCTGATGTCAGAATACCTTTAAGGCTTGTGTCTAAGTCTTTTATGCTGGCTGTTGCGCCGCCATCTTTTCCAGCCGCTTCAGCCATAGCCCTAAAATTTTCTGTCATTTCTGCGAGGCCAAAAATTGTTTCGCTAAAGTCAATTTTGCCAACGCCGGGCAACATTGCCAATGCGTTTGTAAATGACTGCAAAGCCATAACAGAATTGAACGCTGCTTCTGTTATTTGCGCTGCCATATTTGCAGCAAACGCTTTTATACCGCCTGAACCACTTTCCAATATACCAGTCAGCTTTTGAACAGCACCGCCAAGTTTCTTACCAATGGCTTCTGCAACATCAGGGCTATTTCGCACAATGTTAGATAAAGCACGCGCTAAATCATTGATGCTCTCATTCAACCCTGCCTTGCCAATCTGAACCTGAAAAGCATCAAAGGCATCGCCAAGATTAGAGAACGCGCCATTCAAAGTATTAGCTTGCTCTGCAATAGCACCAGCAAACTCAGTCTGCCCCAGATTGACCAGATAGCCCTCAATAGCTTCTGCGTCCTTGCGAATTTCTGTTTCAACGCCCTTAAACGTAAATACAACTTTGTCGCCTTCTGACCGCGCCTTAATACCAAATTCTTTCAGTCGTTCAAACTCACCGACAGCCGCATCAGCAGCAGCTTCCACAAACTGCTGCAACTGCTTGCCTGTGCCACTGGCGATGTTGCCAAACGCTTCCAGTGCAGTAATTGATGGATTAAGGCCGACAGATATAAGACGATTAAAGCCGCCGACTACTTCTTGCAGACTAAATGGCGTTTTGGCAGCAAATTCTTGCAAGACGCCAAAAGCACCAGCCGCCTTTTCAGCACTGCCAAGAAATGTTTTTAGACTTGCTTCAAGAGATTGAAATTTTCTGTTCGTTTCTATCGTGCTTTTTATAAAAAGCCCAAACCCAGCTGCGCCAGCCAAACCAGTTATGGCAGTTTTGGTGTTAAGAACAGTTTTCCTAACGCCGCCCAATCCCCTACGAACAGACGCAAACGCACGCTGCGTCTTGTCGAAAGCTGTCAGGTTAATTCGTAGGTTCTGGTTCGCCATCAGCTATAATTTCCAAATATGCAGCCCATTCAATCAGTTCAGTATAGGGCATTTGCTCAATTTCGCCAATGGTCTTGCCTAGTCGGTCAGCCAAAGCGATAACGCTGAAACGCGTTGCGTCATCGCTTAGTCCTTTTTTACTTCTTCGACCCCTTGCATGTCGCCCATAAGCTGCCCGGCCACGTTACTGACTACGTTTACAGGCTGGCGCATCAATATCGGCTTATCGCCAACGTCAAATGCTTTGTCGCCATTTTCGTCCATTGCCTTCAGAAGTATAAGGTCAACCAGACCTTCAATGGTCATATTGTTCAGGAAATCGGGATGCTTGCGCTGTAGCTTGTTAAACTCGCCACAGTTTAGTGGGGTGGCGAACAGAACCATTGGTTCGTTATCGTCACCCCATTCTTCAACTTCAACCCGCTTCGTGGTTTTATTCGTGTTTGCGCTGATGCGCTCACCAAATGCAGACATAGTGCCACCCCCTGTCTGTTATTTACGCTTGCGACTGTGTTAGACCGCCAGAGAATTGAACCTCAAAACTCATGCTAACAACATCGTCAAACGAAGAAGAAACTTCTTTGCTGGTAACGATTGCAGTCCCAGTGTAATAGGTGTCGCCAGTGTCAGCACCTTCAGGATACAGGTTCAGCGTTACGCTGCTGCCTACGTCCAATTCGCCTTGACCAGTTGCGCCATAGACTTCATCACCGTCAAAACGAACAGTGATTGAACCAGTTGCATCCTTCAGACCAGCTTTATAGGTGCGTGCAGTGTCACCCATAGAGCTGTCTTCGATTACTTGTCCAGTTTCGGTTACGGTAAAGGCAGTAATTTCACCGACAGCATTGCTGCCGACCTTAACAGTGCCTTCAGAGCCAGTATGCGTTGCCATCTTTAAGCCTCTTTCACTTCAGTTTCACGCGCTGCCGATTTGGTTTTTTTAGTAGCTTTTGGCTGTTCGGCAGACCACCCATCAGCTACAAACTTGTCGGCGTTCTCAGACCAAACTTCTTTGACCTCATCGCCTTTATACAATGTCACACGTTTTGTCATATCAAACCGCCGTTTCTATATCGTTCTCTAAAGTAGCATATAGCACTTCAAGTGTAAATCGGCCAACGCCTACAGGCTGGTCGCCATCAGCAGCATAGCTGGCTTCAAACGCTGTTATTTTAGCATCTTTGGCGTAACCGCCAAGCGTTACATCAGCAGTAATGGCTTCTTCGACTTCCACAGCAATCGTGTCCAGCGTATTGTCCACGTTGCTCGTGCCTTTTACATACGCTTCAACCATAACTTCCAGCGTGCGAAACTGCGTGCGTGGCTTAGCCATAGTGGCGTGTTCTGTGGTTTCGCTGTTCGTGTAAATGCAGAGACCCGGCAGCTTTGCTTCTGCAAGCGGATAGAAGCGCGTCTGATAGACGTTTGTGCCAGTCGTGGTAAGACCAGTCAGCGTGCTAACGACATCATCGCGGATGGATTTGCGAACATGAGCCATCTACTGTTCCTCTAGCACCAGCGTTGTCATGCCAGTGCCATCGTTTTGCACGACTTTGATGACATAGTTAGTCGCGTTTATGACGATGGCATCGCCTTCTGCTGCGCTGCTGACATCCGATGTGCGACATAAAAAGCGAGGCTCATTGACTGCAAACGCAACAGTGCCGCCGCCATCTAATTCTAAATGCTCTGTATCTAATATACCATTCACAGTGCCGCCGTTATAAGTCGCGGCATCGCCAAAATCATTGCTAGAAACAAAGATTGCGCGTTCTGTGTCGGTTTCAACAGCCATTATTTTTTCTTGCGTGTGCGTTTAACAATAGGTTCTGCGGTGCTAGTGTCCAGACCAACAGAACGGTTAGTGGTTTTTTGTTTTTCTTCATACGGAACGGCTCTGCGGTTCGCAATCAACTCAAGTGCGATGCCTTCAGGCACTTCAACAATGTCGCCAGCTTCGCAATGCTTCCCGGCGACCCTTACATTCCGTGCAATTTCAATTTTAATCATAATAAACCCTCAAAAGAATTGGAGGGTGGCCGAAGCCACCCCCCGCATCATTAGGCAGTGATGTCCGTAATGGCAGCAAACGACTGTGCGTGCCTAACGGCCACATCGATTTCCTGCATAACTCGGATTCTGACCGCACCTGAAGAACCGCCAGTATACGGGTCAACAAGCACATCGCTCGTGCTAAACAAGCCAATCATCAACTGGCTAAAGTCACCAGCGATAAGTGCTGACAAGGCAGTGCCTGTGCCTTTAGTCAAGTCAGACGGAACTTGGTTCGTTACAGCCATATTGTAGCCATAAAGCGAAGTCCACGGGTCATTCAAAATCATGACGCTATCAGTCGAAGCAACTTTGGCGGTTTGTGCCAAGTGTGATTTGACTTTGCTGTTCGTCAGGAAGTTTACTTCACCGATTGCAGCGTTGTCTTGCTCAACTTCTTTGATAAGGTCAACAACTTTGCCCCAAGTAGCGTTGCCGCCATTTGTGCCAATAGCAACTGAACCAATGCCAGTCGTTTCCAAGATGCCTGTCGGCTCGTTAGAACCAGCACCTTCGATGGCAACGTCTTCGATTTTCTGAGCAATAGCGTTCAGCAAGTCGTCACGAACAATTTGCTCGACAGACGGGTCAGACTGAATCATCAGCAGACGAGAAACGTCAGTGAAAGCACCCAAAGACTTGGGAGACATCGTGACTTGTGCAAAAGTTGCGTTGACTTCAGCGGTCGCGCCATTTTCAGCAACAAAGCCAGCAGCTACGCCACCAGACAGTTTCGGAATGGCAACATCGCCACGCAGACCAGACATGAAACGCGTGCCAAGCTGGTTCAGAACCAGACGGTTACGCAGAGCGTCAATGAATTGGTCGCCCAAGTGGTCGGTAGGCTTCAAGAAACCACCAGCACTGTCCGTGCCTACAGTCAGGTCACGTTTGCCTGTCCAGAAGCTATCAGGTGCGTAGAAGCCACGGGCTTCACGACCTTGACGCTTGGCGATTTCGTCAGAAACTTCACGCTCCAGACCATTCAGGCCAGAACCGTTAACCAAGCCACGAACAGCTTTCATAAAGCTATAATCGCGGGTTTCTTTTTCATTCAACTCAACTGCGCCAGCAGCTTGCTCAAGCGGCTTACCTTCGGGCAGTGCGTCCAACAATACGCCACGGAATTCGTTGATGCTCATGCCTTTGGCAATGGCTTCATCAGCAAGGTCGCGTTTGTTGTGTTTTACGGCAAGAGCAGTGATTTCTTGCGCGTTTTTGGTGAATTCGCGTTTGGCAGCTTCAGCAGCTTCCAAGCGAATTTCATCAGTGTTTACTTCAGTCATTTTAATATCCTCTTTGACTTCTGTAGGTTCGACAAAATTAGCATTGCGCCCAATTCCAGCACCGACATTGTCTGCTGGCACGGCCACAATACTGGCTTCGTATGGAATCCACTGATTAACAACAACCGTCCCGTCATTGCCTCTCTGTTCCATATTTTTGATGACGTATCCGATACTCACGTTTCGAACCACACCATCTTTGACATCCTCATATACTTCTCTTGCAAGCGGGTTCTTCCCGAACCGCACAACCGCACGCAGTTTTCTATCTGCCCGGTCAAGATAAGCTTCTTCGACAATGCCAATCTGCTTAGTCATGTCGTGGTCTTTCAGCAAGGGTGCGTTACCACTTGCGATGCGCGACATGTCAATGGCTTCTTCGGTATGTTCCAAAACTTCCATACCAAAATTACGTTCCACGGGTTCTTCGCTTGACAGCGACATGCGAACCCTGCGGTCATCTTCGTCTGTTGCCTCTACCTCAACAGCGCGGAATGTCAAAGTTGAACGGTCAAAGCGTTCTTCTTCGACAACTTCTTCAACCTGTTCTTCTTCATGCTCTTTTGCATAAACGATAGTCACAGTTTCGTCTGTTTCTTCAACATTGACGATGTGACGTGTTTCAAGTTCTTCGCTCATAGCTTCCTCATCGGTTGCGTTAGTGTCAATGCTACGCTCATCGTCTTCTTTTTTCAAGATTTCCGTGATGCCCTTCGACCAAGTAAAACCAGCATCGCCGCCCCATAATGCCCAAGCGATGCGACCATTCGACGGATAACCGTCTTCGCCCGGTGAAAAGCCTTCTGCCTTTTTGTCAACTTCGTGGCGGCTGAAGAAAGAATACATGCGCTTGACAGTTTCTTCGGACAAGTTCTTGCCGTTCGAGATGTCACGCGCACGAGCAATGCCAACTTCAGTTCCACCGCGTCCGTGTTCGCGTCGCCACTCAAGGCCGCGCTTGGCTTCTTCAACCATTCCGTCCGTCGGTTTATACGGCATCGTCTTCACCACTTTCTATGCTCGGTGCGGCTGGCAGCTTAGTGCCAAACGGTTCAAAGGCAGTTTCAATATCGTAGCGGCTGGCAAGTTCTTTCTCGCGGCTGACAGCCTCAAACACTTCTTCAGTGTCCTTCCCGTATTGGCTATGAACGTCTTGCAGTGAGATGATGCCGTTATTGACCGCAGTGACCGCAGCGTTGATTTCTTTCTGCGGGTCAACCCAGCTAAAGCCACGGGGTCGATAGGTTACTTGGTCAGCAAACATATCATACTTGGTCATTGGCAGTGTTACCGCGCCAAACGTAATGGCTTGTTCCAGCCAGTCGCGATAAACGATGTCAACAAAACTTTCGACCATAAACTGTTGCAGCATCTTAAAGTGGTCGCGGTCTTCAATCGTGCCTTGCCTGATGCTGCTGTAGCTAACGCCTTCAAGATTATTCGACAGCGACACATAGCTAACGCCAAGACCAGATGCGATGCCGCGCAAGATAGCTTTCTCAAAGTCACCAAAAGCTGTGGTCGGATGCTGCGGGTCGAAGCTGGTAAAGTTCATGCCTTCGGGCAGTTGTGAGAACGTGCCGGGTTCAGCTTCCATAATCGGTGCTGCGCCATCATAGTCATCGCCAATAAATTCGTCACCAGACGGGCTAGTAAAGAAACCCATCTTGCTTGCGCCGATGCGTGCAGCAACCAGTTCAGCTTCTTCGTAACCGTCAAGCATCTTCAGGCGCGACAGCACGTTTGACATCATAGGCACGCCACGGGTCTGACCGGGGCGTTCTTGAATATAGGCGTGGATGATTTCCGATGCTGGCACTTGAACGTGCTTTTTCTTCGTGCGTGAACCAAACGCTTGTTCGTGATACGGGTGGTCTTCAAACAAGAAATATGACTGCGGCTTGCCAGCGCGGTCAATCTCAACACCCATACGCACTTCGTTGCCGTTCTCTAAGCGCGTGTTGTAATCTTCATCAATATAATCGCTTTCGATAAATTGCAGCGAGAAGCCAAATGCGTTATTGCGCTGGTTCTTAACTTTGCGAACAACAACTTCGCCATCACGCGCCAGCGTTTCAATGAACAGGCGTTGCGCTTGCAGCCACGACAAACGACCATCGACTGTGCAAGTGCCTTTGCGACCCCACGATGTCCAAGCGGTTTCGACAACGCGGTTGCCCGGCGTGTCCAAGCTGCCATCGGTGTTGCGTTTACGCACTTGCAGCTTTACGCCAGTTGAACCGACAACATTCGTAGTCAGGATTTGCAGATAGCGGCGCGCATATGGATGGTTGCGGCTAATCTCGCGGCAACGGTCACGCAAGACGCGCAGTGATGGTTTAATCTCGCTGTCTGCGCTTCGGCTTGATGTTACGAAGTCTGCGAACAGCCGCCCTGTGTTCGCTCCGTGATAGGCACGCTTTTGCATACGTTTCTTCGGCTGGCGGCGCAAAAAGTCAAAAAGTGCCATTGTTAAAACCTCACCTTAATGGTCTGACTGGTCGCTTCGTTGTTTAACGCCAGTTCCTTGTTCTTTTCGCGTGCAAATTCGCTTTTGTAATAATCGCGCGCATCAATCAATTCTTCAAAAGTCATCTTGGTCAAGCTGCGGTCTTTGACACTATAGTTCGCCACATCACTGTCAGCTTTCCCCTGCAAGATACTTTCAATCTTGCCAATCATAATTTCCGCGTGACTGCGCGGGTCTGAATTATTGACATCCAAGTCAACAATCGCGGTAAACGTGCCACGGTCAACAACAATGCGATTGCCTGATGCTGTTTCAGTGACTTCAAGCTGCCAGTGGTAATAACCCGGCACAAAATCCGTGCTTGTTACACTGTCAACTGTAAAAAGATAATATGTGCTGGTTTCAGTGCCAGTAACTTTGATTTCATTCGCACCGCCACCAGTAATACGCGCAACATATTCGGCAGAATGGGTGGCAGTCGGATAATCGTCAACAAGGTCGGTGCGTTTCCATTGGATAAAGTCACCAACGACAATTTCGTGCGGTTCTGTTGTCGGCGCATTATCGGCAGAAAATAAATTAGCCACGGCATGACCCCTTCGTAAAGAACGACTGCTTCTTATCGCGCCGCTTTGTCACCTTACTGTGCCGCCCCTTGCGCCGTATCTTTAGCTTGACACGCGGTTCTGCGACCCCAATCTTCTTTGCCATCTTACATTATCTCCACGAATTAGCAAACCCCCCGCGCTTGGGTTGTCGGCGCAGTGGTCGCTGTTGCGGTTTAACTTCGTCTGCCACCTGTTCTGGCTCTTTGCGCTTGCGTTGACGCGCTGCCATAGCGTTGACATTCGTGTTAAGTATAGCAGAAGCCGCGATTGCATAAACCCTGCAATCAAGTGCCTCGTTCCGTGGTCGCGTTTTGCGCCATTCGCGTTTCTTGAAGCCTTTATGAAAGCGTGTCACGACTTGTTCGGCTGTTAGCATCCTAAAATACTCATCATCGCGGTTTGCAGGAAAATGGCAATAGCCAGCCCCTTCTTCTTGAATACGCAGACGCGAATAGACAATCTCTTTGGCTGTATCAACGCCAATCGGGAACAGCTTGCACTTCATGTTGTTGTTCGTGCTAGGTCTGCCGACCAGTGGCTTGGCTTCACCGCCAACACCCTTAATGGCAAAGATGCGCCGACCATAACGCGGCTTTGCGTATTTATAAACTTGCTGCGTATGATGACCGCCTGTGTCAATCGCGGCGCATTGAATGGTCATCTTCATGCCATCTTCGCGTTCATACTCTGTAGCCAGCAGCGTATCTAGGTCAGCCCATATCTGCGGCGCAGACGGGTCGCCGGGTATCTCGCGATAATCGAGGCTCCACGTTTCTTCGTCCAATCCAATTCCGATTTGTTCAACAGCCAACCTATCGTTCTGGACATCGATGCCAGCAGTAATCATCACAACGCCTTCGGGTATCTTGTCGCCCCAATCTTCGCGTCTGTCGGCAATCATAAAGTCTTCAATCTTCTCGCCTTGTTCCTCAAAAGTCTCGCCAAGATAAGTATTGACCCAAACGCGCAAAGTCTCTGGTAGCTTCTTGGCTTCCAGAAAATCACGAACAGCGTGTTCCATAGGTGTCCACGGGCTATACAAGCCAGATAGTCGGAAACCCGCCTTGCCGACTGATGGGTTGGTGGCGACCCATCTCCCCTTGCGTATTGCTCGAAAGCGAGCCGCATCATCCCATACCGAACCGCAGTGTTCGCAAATGTAGGATGCCGTTTCTGGCTTGTCTTTGTCCCACTTCACGTTGCTCCACCGAAGCACTTGTTCTTCGCCGCAGTCGTTACACGGGACATGATATTCGCGTTTGTCTGTTTCTTCAAACGCTGCTTCGATGCGGCTGGCGTTTTTTACAGTCGGTGTGCTGACCATCACAATCTTTCTGTTCCAGAATGTAGCAGCCCTGCGTTTCGCCAGTTCAATCGGGTCGCCTTCTGTGCCAGCACTAGGCGGGAAGCGGTCAACCTCATCGCACAGCACAATACGGATGGGACGCGATGCCAGACTTGACGGGCTGTTCGCACCGCACATCGTAATATGACCGCCCGGAAACTGTTTTTTCAAAATGCTGTTGCCACTGTCTCGCGCACGCGGGTCTTTGATTTTGCCAGAAAGTGACGGGCAGTCACGAACCATTGGCGCAAGTCGGTCTTTAGAGAACGTCTGTGCCATTTCCAGTGTTGGTTGCACGACAAGCATCGGTGACGGGTCTTGCGCTACATGATAGCCAATCAAGTTCAGCAGCATTTCTGTCTTGCCAACTTGCGCGCATGACATAATCACGACTTCTTCGATGCGCTCGTCACTGATGGCATCCATTATGCCACGCTGATATTCGGCGCGGCTTGTTGACCACGCGCCATACTCTGCCGATGCTTCGCTTGATAGCACGCGATATTCGTCAGCCCATTGGCTGACTGTCAGGTCAGGTGGCGGCTTAATTGCTTCAAGCGTGCGTTCAACAACTAACCTAGCTGCTGGCTTGTTTGGTATCAGTATTGGCATCTTCTTCATATGTATCCACCACGCTATTCGCCAGTTCATCTAAAGCAGCGTTGATATGTTGCTTCAGCAGCGTCTTTGCTTCGGTCAAGCTGTCTGCGCTGAATACATCTGGCGCGGCCTTCGCGGGTAGCGCAGTCATGCGCGCCCTGAACACACCAAAGATGTTTTCGTTTATCTCTGCCACCATTTCTACAGGCAGCAGCAGACCGCGCTCTTTGGCAAGTTCCATCTCTGCCATCTCTGCTTCTGCCGCCACCTTGCGCGCACGCGCTTCGTCCCAGCTAATAACTTCTGGCGATGCCGTTGACCCCACGATTGCGCGCGCTGCTTCCTCAAGTTTGTAATACGCACCACGCTTATCACGCTTTGCCGGAGTTACATCATTAAGACGCTTGGCAACAGCGCGTCTGTCCATATCAAACTCCACCGCCAGAGCCGATATTGTCCATAGTTTCTGCGTCATACTCATTGTCTTGTTTTTCCTTCGTGGTGGTCTGTCTTCGATTTTCTGTCGCTACAATTTATCTGCGGTCGCGCGTTACC